GGATATGCAAACGCCGATCACCTGCAGCCGAACGAGAACGGCCTGGAAGCACTGGCGCGGTACATCACAAAGCAGCAGAAGAACCGGCGGAAGTGGTGCCGGAGCCGGAACCTGAAGAAACCCAAACAGAGGACCAGCGACACGAAGGTAAGCAACGCGAGAGTAAAACGGTTGGCGCTGGACTTCCCGAACAGCGCGAAAGAGATCATGGAGAAACTTTTTCCCGGATATATCCACACGAAGACGATCATGAGATACAGCGACGTCGTGGACGGGGCATACATCAGATGCGTGATGAGGAAACAACCAGGAAGGGGGCCGGACAATGTCGGACGTTGAGATCCTGCAGGAGTGCAGACTGGCAACGATGGAGGAGCGAGCCATCAGCAGACAGATCGACAGGCTGGTGCTGATCTGCGGTCCGCGGGGAATAGGATCCCAGGCACTGGAACCGGCAGGGGACAGGAAGACGAACAATGCAACAGCTGGACAAATGCAAAAGCTGGAAGGACTGATCGAGCGCCTGATCCGAAAACGCGATGAAAACATATCGATCATCAACAGGGCAGAGGGTGTGATCGACAGGATCCGTGAGAGACGGGACCGCGTGATCATCAGATGCTATTATGTCGAAGGCGAAAGCGAATACGAAATCGCGGACGATATGGACATGAGTCGCCAGTGGGTGAACAAACGGAGAAACCTGATCGTGGACGAACTGATGATGCCGAGGAAAAACAGACTGCATAGCCAAAGTTTATTGAAATAGCCATGAAAAAGGTTGAAAATGGTACCGTGGACATCCGCGGGAAGGACAAGGGATTCGCGGATGCTTTTTATACATCGACCGCATGGATTCGATGCGCGAGAGGATACCGGCGATCGGTCGGAGATCTGTGTGAACGATGCAGGAAAGCCGGACTGATCGTGCCGGCGGAAGAAGTGCATCACAAAATCAGGCTGACGCCTGAGAACATCAACAGGCCGGAGGTGGCGCTGAACTGGCGGAACCTGGTCGCGCTGTGTAAGGATTGCCATCTGAAAGAGCATCGAAAAGAGAAGCGCTGGACGGTTGACGCCGACGGCGCGGTCACGCTGAAAGATCCCCCCTGATCGCAGACTGTTTTCAAAACGGCACAGGTCGAGCCGTTGCATCGGAAAAGAGCGCCGGGGGCGCGCGCGGGGTTTTTGGAAATTTTTGGCGGACAATATGGTGGAAGAAAGCGGGTTATTTCGGGGTAGAAATAGCCTTGTTTTTGTGTAACTTTTGAGGAGATGAGCAGGGCCGGGGGAGACTTCGGGAGAGAAGGCCGGAACCGGAGGCGACTTCGGCGGAGGTTCGCGGGAGATTTCCGGGGAGTGGAGAGAACCGGGGATCCGGAGGCGACTTCGGCGGAGGTTCGCGGGAGATTTCCGGGGAGTGGAGAGAACCGGGGATCCGGAAGCGGAAAAGGAGGAGAGGGCCATGGCTGTCGTCAAGGCGGTGACGACATACCGGAAGCTGCTGGCGTTCGGCAAGCTGTTCGAGGTCGCGGACGATGAAGACTTCAAGGCCGCGGCGAAAACGTACGCGGAACAGGCGGCACTGATCGCCACGATGCGGAACCAGCTGGCGGAGGACGGGATGACCGTCGAAAAGGAATACGTCAAGGGGCGCGCAAACGTGTGCGTCCATCCGCTGGTGCAGGAGATCCCGAAGCACGTGGACAGCGCGAACCGGACGCTGGGACTGATCAACGACATCATCGTGAAGCGCGGAAAGGCGAAGCCGGAGGGAAAGGACGCGCTGACCGAGTTCCGGATGTAACGGCGGGGTGGTCGGGGCGTGAATGACGAAAACGCAATCCTGGCATACTACCAGGGAATCCGGGACGGGAGCATCGTCGTCGGCAAATGGATCCGGATGCTGTACGAACTGATCTTGGACGGACTGGAGGGGAAACGCTGGTTCTTCGATCAGCGGAAGGCGTCCAACGCGATCCGGTTCATCGAGCGGTTCTGCCATCACAGCAAGGGCGTCCTGGCACCGCAGCGGATCAGCCTGCTGCTGTTCCAGCGGGCGGCGCTGAGCCTGATGTTCGGCATTGTGGACGCGGAAGGAAACCGCCAGTTTACGGAATCCCTGTGGGTCGAGGGCCGGAAGTGCGGGAAGACGATCGTGGCGGGAGGAATTGAGTTATTCCTGGCGTACGCCGGCGGGGAATTCGGCAGCGAGATCTATTTCCTCGCGCCGAAACTGGCGCAGGCAGATCTGGCGTATTCCTCGTTCGAGTTCAACGTAAACCATGAACCGGACCTGAAGAAGCGGACGAAGAGCACGAAGAGCCGGGGCCTGTTCATCGCGGAGACGAACACGACGATCCAGAAACTGCCGTTCAGCGACAAGAAGAGCGACGGTTATAACCCGATGAGCTGGGTGGCCGACGAAGTGAGCAGCTGGGTCGGGGACCGGGGACTGAAGCAGTGGGAGGTCATGGTTTCCGGTACAGGCGCACGGAAGGAACCGCTGGGCCTGGCGATCAGCAGCGCCGGATATGAGAACGACGGCCTGTATGATGAGTTATTCAAGCGCGGGACGGCTTTCCTGAACGGCAACAGCAGGGAACAGCATTTACTGCCGATCCTGTACACGATCGACGATATCGAGAAATGGGACGATATCAACGAACTGCGGAAGAGCCTGCCGGGCCTGGGAGAGACGGTCAGCGTCAAGTTCGTTCTGAAAGAGATCGACACGGCGTACGAATCGCTGAGCAAGAAGCGGGAATTCATCACCAAATACTGCAACGTCAAACAGAATTCGTCCGCGGCATGGCTGACCGCGCAGGACGTGAACCTGTGTTTCAGCGAGACGGGGAAGACGCTGGAGGATTTCCGGCATACATATGCACTTTCCGGAATCGACTTGTCAATGACAACGGACCTGACCGCCACGGTGCTGCTGATCCAGAAGGGCGACACCGTGTGGTTCTTTACGCGGTTCTATATGCCGAAGAACAAGGTCGACGAAGCGACGGCGCGGGACGGGATCCCGTACCGGAAGTATATCGAGCAGGGATACCTGATCGAGAGCGGGGAGAACGTGGTGGACTACCACGACGTTGAAAACTTCTACCAGGACCTGGTGCGGAAGTATGAAATTCTGCCGCAGAAGAACGGATACGACCGATACAGCGCGGCGTTTCTGATCCAGGACCTTCAGGGCATGGGGTTCCAGTGCGAAAGCGTCAGCCAGGGCAGCAACCTGACCGGGGTCATCATCGACACGGAGGGCATGATCCGGGACGGGAAACTGCGGAGCGCGGAGGACAACAACCTGATGAAGATCCACATGATGGACAGCGCGCTGAAATACGACGAAACGAACCGGCGGAGGCTGGTGAAGGTTTCCAGCACGGCGCACATCGACGGCATGGCCGCGCTGCTGGACGCGATGACTATGCGGCGGAATTACTATACCGAAATGGAGCATTTGCTGAGGAACGAAAGATGATGAGACGGGTCGCGGCATACATGGGAACGCGGAACTATTACGGAATGATGATCACCGCGGCGAAAAGCCTCCTGCGCCACACGCGGATGGACCGGGTATGGTTCCTGATCGAGGACGACGAATTCCCATGGCCGCTGCCGGAGGTCATCCGGACGAAGAACATGAGCGGACAGCAGTGGTTCCAGGCGGACGGGCCGAATTACGCCAGCCACTGGACATACATGTGCCTGTTGCCGCTGGCGTTTCCGGATATTTTCCCGGAGGAAAGCCGGATCCTGCGGCTGGACGACGACACGATCGTGGAGCATGACATCGGCGAACTGTTCGACATGGACATGCAGGACAACTACGTCGGCATGGTGGAGGAGCCGATCCGGAGCCGGTACCCGTTCAAGTATTTCAACGCCGGCGTGACGCTGATGGACCTGGACAAGTTCCGGGAGACGGGGATCCACAGAAAGATGATCGCCATGGCGAACCGGCAGGTGCTGACGGCGGTGGACCAGGATTCGCTGAACGTGTTCTGCCAGGGGCAGATCCTGGAACTGGACGCGAAATGGAACCACTGTCCGGGGATCATCCAGGAGACGATGAATCCGTATATCCGGCATTTCGCCGGCGGGACGCGGTCGCAGGGGATGCGGTGGTTCGAAGAATATGAGGGCATGGACTGGAAGGTTAAAGAGTGAGCGGGGGAATTCGCATGGGACTGATTGAGAAGGTTTTCGGGAAGCGGAAACCGGCGCAGCAGGAAAAGGCGCTGACGACGATGGAGACGTTCACGGCCTACGCGCCGGTGTTCACCAGCTGGGGCGGGCAGCTGTACGAAAGCGCCCTGGTAAGGGAAGCGATCTACGCGAAGGCCCGGCACATCATGAAACTGCGCTTCGAGATGCGCGGGAGCGCCCACAAAAGCCTGCAGTCCGCGATGCGGATCAGGCCGAACCCGTGGAGCACGTGGCCGGATTTCCTGGAGCGGTGCAACAACATCTACGAAACCCAGAACAATCTGATCCTGACGCCGGTGCTGGACGTTTACGGGCAGACCGCCGGGTTCTGGCCGGTATATCCATCCGGGTGCGAGGTGAAGGAAGGGCCGGAAAAGGTGCCGTACCTGGTGTTCACCATGACCAACGGAAAGAAGATGGCCATGGAACTGGACCGGTGCGCCATCATCCGGAAGCATCAGCTGAAAAACGACTTTTTCGGGGAAAACAACGCCTGCCTGACGCCGACGATGGAACTGATCAACACCTTCGAGCAGAGCATCAATGAGGGCGTCAAGAACGCCGCCAGCTACAGGTTCATGGCGCAGGTCACGAACTACATGTTCGACGAGGACCTGGCGAAGGAACGGAAGCGGTTCGACAGGCTGAATTTCCAGCAGGGCGGAGGCGGCCTGCTGCTGTTCAACAACAACGTGACGAACGTGAAGCAGCTGGAAGCGGCGAAGAA